GGCGAACTTCTTCTTCCCAACCCTTGGCATTACGAATTCGAGTCCTTGTTATGAAGGCCAATTGTTTTCAAATAAGCCTTCTGTTGCCGGTGGCTGGTGAAGTTTGGTCGACCTTGGCTGTCGAAATCAATAGCAAATCCATGCTTGCGTGCATGTTCATTAGCAGCATGACGGTCTTTTGGGTGAACAGCAGCCGCTTCTGAGACGATCACCCGGCTCGTGGAATAGGGTTGCCTGATATTACCGGCTCCCCTGGAATCCTTTACGAATTCTTTTCGGGTGACTTCCGAACCATTTATTTTGTAAACGACTGTCATCGTCGTCGATACGGCCCTCCTACTCGGGGATGCGCAGTACCGGGAGGAAGCGGGTATCTTCCTGGCGGAAGCGGTTGTTGGTAGGGTTGCGGCGGTGGCGTGAAGGGATATTGGTTAGGAGGAGATCCCGGCATACCCGGACTCGGGTTACCCCCGCTAATTGGAAGACTGGGATCGTAGGGCAAGGGGCCACCGCCGGGCATAGTCGGATATCCGCCCGGATTCTGCGGCCACAGATGTGGAAGCAGTGCCGAACCAAGCGGTCCAGCAGCATTTACAGCCCAAATACCAGCATTTTGCATCGCCCTGACCAATTCCTTGTAGGCAACTACATCCATACCAAATTTCTTGGCTTGAGCCGCTGGCAACAGATCTGGTACTGTTCCTACGCCAGCCTTTTGCATCCCCGCTTCCACAAGCCAACTCGGCGTCATGCCCCCGACTGTGGAGGCTGGCAACCCTGGATGTGCGCCGGAGTGAGTGCCCGGACCACCCAGAGGAAGATCACTGTAAGCGTCCTGATAGACCGCTTTCCCCGCATCGGTTCTGGGGTCAGGACGTGTCTTAATTCCCGGCGGCGGCTTTAGAGGCCATGGATATCCTAATGCTCCCCCCACTTCCTGAAGTGGAGTCAATGGGGGAGTTCCGGGGAAAGGAATCCCAGGCCAAGTCATGGGACCAGCAGGAGGAAGCGGATTGCGGTCGCCGGTAAAGCCAGGACCGGGAAGAAGGCCCGGATCAGGGGGGATGGGCGGGGGAGGTGGAAATGCGTAATCAGGCATTCTTCTTGTTCCTAGTATTGCTGACCGTATTTCTGCGCGGGTCCGTACTGCGGCGGATAGACTGACCCGCTACCGGGAGGAGCGGTATTCGTACCCGGCGCACCCGGAGAGATATTCGTCGGACCAAGCGGTAAGTACGGGTTGACTCCTGCTGGTGGAGGCATCTGCCCCGGTCCAGGCGCGGGCTGATCTGGTGGAATTAAACCGCTGTTAATGGCTGCTTGCTTCACAATTTGCTGGTACTGCGGACTGTTTATCATGTCATCGCGAAGCGCACCGCCGACATTCGCCATTGTGTTGGAGAGCGACGAATGGATGTTGCCTTTGTAGTAATCCGCTATCTGTTTAGTCTTTTTCATTGGTTTCCCGGTGGTGGGGTCGATCAAGTTGGGGTCATAGATACCGGCCTGAACTCCAGCACTATAAAGGGGAGGTTTCAATCCTTGTCGACCAGGATAGTTTCCCTGGCCAATACCCATGCCAGCCTGCTGCATCGCCTGCTGCATTCCCAGCAATGCGTCAAGCAGCCTGGAGCCTCCACCTGGACCGGGATGGGTAGAACCGGGAGGAACATATCCGCCGCCTCCGAAGCCACCACCGGAAAGCGGGGTCATTGGCATGTTGGGAAATCGCGGCGGAATGGGCTGCATCGACTGGTGGAGTTGGTCCCGGTATTCACGCATCAACCTCCTGCGCGTCGGTCCACTGGGAGCCAATGACGGACCACCTCTCGAGGGTGGTGCGGGTGGAATCGGGGGGACTGGTGGCATTGTTCATTTCCCGTGTTGCGTAAGCCTAGAAAAGACCCTGGATCATGCTCATGATCCTGTCCCGGCCCATCTGCTGTGGAAGTTGTTGCTGGTATCTATCGAACATTCCGGCGTAACTCGGAGGAACTCGCGGCTCGTCGTATGTCGGGCCACCACCAGAAGAATCCATCGGTCCCGGCTGATACTGATACTGCTGCGGCTGCTGCTGCCAGCCGGTCAGTGCGTCCATTCCTGACGACAACGCGCCCCCCTGCTGCGTCTGCTGCCGGGCCTGCTGAATCTGCTGCTCCATCAACTGATTCTGATACCGCTGCTGTTCGATGCCCTGCTGCCTCTGCTGCTCCATCTGCTGCTGCATCTGCTCCGCTTGTTGCTGCTGCATCTGCTGCGGCTGCTGCATGCTTTCAGATGACGGTGCTTCATACCGGGAGTAACTGGGAGAAAACCAACTGCCCAGGCCCGGATGCTGACCAGAATCTCCCCACAATGACCCCAACCCGAAATTGCTGAAGTTATTCCAAGACGGCTGCGGCTGCTGAGATGGAATTTGACCCTGATACGTCGTCGGCTGCGTCGGCATCTGCTGCTGCTGGGTCGCCATGTTCCCGTACAGGCTCGAGAAGTCCATGCCGCCAAACATGTCACCAAAGTAGTTGGCAAAATTAGGCATATCAGGCTCCTGTCATCTGTGGTTCGGACCCGGACATCATCTGCTGGATCATTTCCTGCTCGTTGCGACCCGGTGTCGCCTCACCAGCCCGGCTGATTCGCTCGTTCTGCCGTGACGTGACCGGACTCTGCCTCGGGTCATCAGGCGGGGGAGCCTGCTCTGCGGCGGTCACCACGATGTCATTCAACTCGGGAAGGTTGCTGTACTTGGCATAGATGTTCAGCAACGCTTCCATGTCGATCCCCATCCCCTGCTGCTGCATCAGCGGGAGACTCGGAAGGATCACGCTCTGGACGATCTGGTTGATGCTCTGCAACCGCTGACCCGGAGAGAGGTACTGCATCGAGAACGGCTCGATCTCCAACTCATGCTCGTAGAACGAGTGGGTCTGACGCTCGGCGGGAGTCAACTCGCTCTGAACCGTGGGCACGTCCGGAAAATCCAACTCCATGTTGTAGGTCTGCATGGGGTCGGTCCACAGCCAGTAGCCGTAGTCACTGATGATGTCGCGAGTAAAACGCATCACCTGATCCTGCATCCCGGCAATACGCTGGTTGGCACTCGCCTGCATCATCTTGTCCTGGCCGACCGTCTCGCTGCTCGCTCCCAATCCGCCAAGACTCTCAAGGTTCCCCGCCAACCAGGAGAACAACTGCTTGCTCTGCAACATGAACGCGAAGTTACGCTGGTCAATCCCCCCGAATTGCTTTTCAACAACCGAATCAGGGTTATCGACCGCCACCACCTCGCCGTCACTCGCCTTGCGAATCCGCTCGGCATCCCCGGTGTCCATGCCACGGGTCAGACCGACCACCTTGGCCCGCTGTGACTGACGCTCCAACTTCCGGTACAGCCCGTTGACGATGTTGTGCAATCCGCTCCAGAGCATCGCCGGAGCCAGAGGCATCGAGTTGCCCGGAACCTCGGAGAACCACAACAGGTGGAACGGGCCGAGATGCCTGTCCGGTCCATTCCACTCAACCACCCGCAGTGGCAAATCGCCCTCGTTGGGTCCGAGAGTGACCAGCAACTTCTCCCTCGGGAGCCAGATCTCCCACAACTCCACCTTCTCGTCATACTCCGTGTCGTAGCCGCCGAAGCCGCTGGCGAGGGTATGCACCCGCTGGTCGCCACTCTCGTTGTAGTTCAAGTCTTGGGCGGGCTGGAGCTTGTCGCGAACACTCTTCTTGAAGCCGGGGAACTTCTTGGCATCCTCCAGGCTCATCCGGTAGCGGTGTCCGCAGTAGGTGATCTCCTCCTGCGAACGTGCCGTCATGTCATGCACCCAGTCATCCACCAGGATGTCGGTGCAGTAGGGCTTGGTGACCGAGAAGTCGTAACCGCCCTGCTCGACAGTGCCCTTGTCCTCGATGCCCACCTTGCAGATGCCCATCGAAAACAACCCGCTCTTCACGCACCGTTGCAGGATGCGGTGGACGTTGTAGTCCTTCAGCGAATCGTTGATCACCTGCTCGAACTCAAGGCCATACGGCTTGACTTGCTCGTTGCGAGTCAGCACCAGTACCTGGGGAGGGCGAGCAACGAGTTGACGCTCGTAGATGTTCGCCGCCAATTCCATGAGGTTGACATGGACCGGCTTGGTCGAGCCGTCATCGGAGTAGTACGAGCCGACGTACTGCTCAAGGGCCTGACGATGACGGGTGCGGAACGGCTCCAACTTCTTTCGGGAAGCATGCATTGCCTCCCGAAGCCGGGACACATCCGTGTGTTTTTTTGGGTTCAGAGCCACTCGTCGGAAATCTCGAGTTCCCGTTGTTGCCGACGCCACGCAAGAGACATTACCGGAGTTACTATTTCCGGTTCCTTTGTCTCCTCCTTACGTTCGCGAAGTACCTTCGCACAGAGTGCATCTGCAATGACACGGTCACCGTGTCCAGTGCCCCTGTTGGTCGGATCGGGTGATCTGGTTGAACCCCCATGCTCGATTTTTCCACTGGGAAGATAAACGTATTCTCCAGCCTCTTCAAGAGCCTTTCTGCTGGGATTGATAAAAGCCCTGCTGAATAACGATTCCCGGTAAGTCGCCAATAAGTCCTTTTTCCCGTCACTTGTCGAATACCAGCCCGGCCTGTCACTCACCTTTCTCGATAATCTTTGCTCCTGGGTCTGGTAATAAATATTCCCATAATGCAATTCCTCGACCACCGTCTTCCCGAAAGTCCTGCCCGGACCCGTTGCCTCCCAGATCAAATACGCAGCCCTGCCGCCGGGACCACGGAACATCCGGCAAAGAGCCCCAGCCACCTCTGCCAACTTCACAGTACTCGTTTCATTGTCGGCCCATTCGGCCACCTTCTCTCCACTGAGCCGGTCACCGACAGTCAACACAGAATCACTCGCCCTGGTCCCCTGCGAAATATCACAGCCGATGACGTAGTCCCTGTCGGATGGTGGCAGTCCCTCCTCGTCGAGGTTGCACCAGACCTTCAGGAAACCCTCCCCGTCATCCTCGAAGCGTCCCTCGTTACCCGGTTCAACATGCAGAGTGCCCTGGTAAAGCGGCGGGCAACAGAACTCCCGCATCAGTGAGCGGAGCGTATCCGGGTCGAAGTAGGGGTAATCGCTTCCCTGGTAATCGATATCCAACTGCGTGGCGATCTCCACGGCGTGTGCCCGGCGGGTACACTCCCGGTCGTACCACGGACTCCGCTGCTTCCCCTCCTCGTTCTCGTAGATGCCAGCCGACTTCTCCGGGTGCTGGCTCCAGTGAAAACGCAGTCTCGGCGTGCCCGCCTGTCTTTGAGCATAGAACGCATTGCCAGTGCCAGCAGGGGTGGAATTGAAGATCCTCGTGTTGGTGTTATCCGCCGTGGCACTCAACACGTCCCAGCCACCCTGCTCAAACGCAGCGAACTCGTCGACCAGCATCGCCGTTCGCCTGCCGCCACGACCGATGTTGTCGGTGGTACTCTCGCCCTCCATCTTCGAGCCGTTCTCGAGATTGAGCAACTTCAACTTGTTCCGACGCAACGTGGGACGCATCCACTCGGGGAGTCCCTTGAG